CCAATACTTTAAGTGTGTCAGTGAGCCGGAGATATGTTATTCCGGTTACTTCTTTATTATATGGACGGACTTCTTCTATCCGTTTGTCAAGGGATAGGCAAGCAAGCTCTGCCATACATCTTGCAAGTTCTACTTTGGCAAGTAAGGCACTATTCTCAATCCGGCATTTGTCAAACTCCATTTTAATGGAGTATTCCATTTTAAGCAAATCAGGTTGTACTTCATCTGCAACATATTGGTTGGCATCAGCCATGAAAAAAGCTCGGTTTCCGGCTATTTTATTGATTTTCTTTTCATATTGAAGCATCAACTGTTCCAGTTTATTTCCTTGCTGCTTTACGCGGAAACGACAAAGCCTTGATTTACGTAATTCACTTAACATTTCTACAATTAAGGAACAAACTATGTCATTGGTGAACAATATGTTATATATTGCTGCCAGTGTGATATTTTCAGCTTTTAACTTCTTGTCTTTTATATCACCTATTTTTCTTTCCATAAGTTCATGAAATCTTTATAGACACATGGTAGTGCAAAGATAAGGACAAACGTCTCAACAATCAACTTTATTAATTGTCCGGTTCCTATATCAATCCATTCTGTTTTTATTATAATTCATTTTGGCTTCAATGAGTGAATCAATGTCACATTTGAAATGATGTAGTGTACTTAGGGCAACAATGATTACATCTGCCAGTTCTTCTTCTACATCTAAATACTCTTTAATATGTGGAGATTTCTCACCCGTACACTCAAAGACTTCGGCAACTTCTTCAAGCAGATCGCGGTGAAGATTGTTGTTGCTATCATTGTCGGGATCAATCTTTCCACGTCTTACGGCACATTCATAAGCTTTCTGCGCGATCTCATTTAATTTTCCCATTATCAATATGTTTTATCCAGTTATTATCTTTCTCCAAAAACCATTGCCAGCCATTTTGGGGCTTGATTTTTCGTTTTATATACCGGCGAACTGTGGCATAATTCAGATTTAGCTTTTGGGCGGCTTGGGTTATTGAATCGAATCTATACCATTTGCCTTCGGGAGTGATTGCGATACACGCAAAGGCATGGGCGTTTCCATTAGACCAATATCTATGTCCTTTCAAAGCCTCGCTGTGTCTTTTTCTTATTTCAACAGCTCTCTCTTTGCCATAGTATTCTTCATAGGTTTTTCCTCTTAATCCGTGGTGATAGCCTTTATTGAAAACATTATGTCCGTTGACAACCCGTGTGACCGGTATTTCAGGGTCTAATCTTAATTCCATATTATTCCTTATTTTTGTAATTATCTCTTCTCATTTGGTGATAGCGATAGTACATGGATAAGTCGAGTTTACGAATGAAATTATCATCCGCTTTCATGTCAGAAACTTTTTGGGCAGGCTTGACTACCTCAAAGAAAATTCTCTTTACCGCATACCTTCCCTTTTCAAGAGAATAACATTGCACTGATCCTTCATAAGCATAAATAAGCCCGGCAAAATCAGGGACTTCATCGGGCTTTATCAAACTTTTTGGTACTATATAATAAAAATAATTGGTACGTTGGCCGGAAGTGACAACATCAAACTTGTTCTTGCCATATTTATCACTTTTCTTTTTATCCTTATGGAAATCACATCTGCTTACTTTTACTTCATATTCATAAGTCAGGCGTGACCGGGTAACTTCCAATAAGTCAGCTTCCCATTTCCCGACAAAAATATTGGGAAAGATGCGGTTTCCTTTTTTATCACGAAAAACATGATCGCAAAAGCCTTGTATAATATCAAGTGTTTTCATTTGATCTTTCCATGTTCCTTATCCAGTTCATACTCAAAAAATCCTTTTGCCTTATCATAAAGTCCGTCCTTTATATCAGAGAAATACATAGCGGCATTAAAGGCTTTCAATGCTGCCACACGAGCTTTCTTCTTATAATAGTCTGCCCGTTTGATCGTATTTTCTTCTTTTCTACGTTCTTGCTGTTCCAAATATCGGTCAACCGCTTCTCGTCCCCAACGGAACATGTCTTCTTTGTCGGCAAAGGTGGCAGATTCTTCACGGATCAGCCTTTTCTCCGAGGAAATGACATAAGCTGATATTCCTTTGTATCTACGAATGGAAACGGCTATGTCGAAACCTTTATAATTTTGCTGTTCAACATAGCCGCCAAGAGTATATGGGAAGTCTGTCTTTTCTATCATACAGCTTTGATATTGATTAGTGGCACAATTGTATCAATAATTTCTACCGTAGGTTCTATAAGCTCTTTTATTTCCTGAACATTTTTGTATGCCATAGGACTTTCATCCAATGTCCCTTCACATACGGAAGTGGAATACACTTTGCTCATTTGGGTTTTGAATGCGTCCATTGATAATCTTTCTTTAGCTTCGGAACGGGAGTATAAGCGTCCTGCACCATGTGGTGCAGAATAGTTCCAGTCTTTGTTTCCCTTACCACGACAAAGAAGAATACCGTCTGCCATATTCATAGGAATCACAACGTAATCATTGGCGTATGCGGCAATAGCCCCTTTACGGATTATCATATCATCAAAGCTGATATAGTTATGGACTGTCTCAACGGATATTGTAGCGTTCCAGCTCAAAGTTCTGATTATACGCTGTATAATCAACTTGCGGTTGAATGCGGCATATCCTTGTGCGATCACCATGTCACATAAATAGTGGAGCATTGCTTCATTTGTGAGATACCCGGAATATTCGGCAAATTTTTCCTTCAAACGTAGTATTTCAGTTTGCATGAATTGTGGCTCAACAGTGGACTTCAAGCGTTGAATTTCATTAGAAAAAGCCTTTTTATCAAATTTTGCTATTTCTGCATGGTATTTACAGACCTTCACACCAAAGTTGCGCGATCCGGTATGTATTGTAAGAAATATATTATTGGTTGACTCGGCACGCCCCAGTTCTATAAAGTGGTTTCCACCTCCCAATGTACCTAAAGAGTTGTAGAATGTGCCTTCATTTATCCCCACCTTCTTACAAAGTTGTGATACATATTCTTCATTAATAACTGGTTTGGTTAGTTGGTATTTAGAGCAGAACTGATCCATTCTGATAGATAAGAAGGTAAACAAATCTTCCTTTTCTTGTTTGGATAAGGGTTGTTGGTTAATCTCAAATCCCATAGGTATGATGGAACGGATTGCATGATTAATGTCCGGGAAAGACTCTTCTGTTATTGCATTTTCAATTTCTACACACAACATTCCACAACCAATATCCACTCCGATATGATTGGGGTTGACACGATCTGTAACTGGCATGGTGAATCCAATCACTATATCTACTCCCTGATGGGTATCAGGCATAATACGAACCGGAACACCAGTCGTAACCGGATTGTTCAAAATGTTTTGTATCGTTCCAATAGCTTCATTTTCTATTGCATTTGTAAATATTTTACAATCTTTGCCGAATTTTCCTTGTAATTCAATCATAATCAAATCTTTTCGTTAAGTTTTTCAAGAAGTTCATTCGCACAGTTCTTTGCGTATTCTTCATCTTCATCATGAAAGGACTTGACTGTTATCCAAATCCCTGCAAATTTAACTTGTACTTTGTAATCAAGAAGGAGGTATTTCTCTCTGTTTCCGCTGCAATTATCTTCTACGAAGGTAGTCGTTTTATTGATTCTGTACTGTTTCATCATTATTTATTTCTTTAGAGTGGCAATTTCTATCAAGTATCTTAATGCACTGTTTAATTCCAGTATCAAATCCTTCTTTATAGCCTTTGGTATGCTCACCTAAAACATATATAGTCATTGACAGCCAAAATAGAAGTATGCCAACGGATTTATACCAGCATGGTAAAGATACAGAAAAGGGTTTTAAGGTGATAGAGAAATCACCGATCCACAGAAGACCGGCAATGAGCATGAGTAAATATAAGACTTTCATCATTTATCATTGTTAAGTTCAACATATTTGCCTTGTAAAGAGCAGTTCCTTAAAATTTCGGCATTTTCCCGGCCAAATGCAATAAGAACACTACCGCAACCGGGGCTGTCCCCACGTGTTCCATCGGGACGGAAGAATTTTATTCGATTCCTCAAAAACATCATACCGGTTGCTTTCGTGAAGATGATGTCTTGAAACTTATTGCTGTCACACCGGTTAAAAAGTAGTGCTATACCGTTGCCGTGTTCTGCCAATTTCTCTACAAACTGCCATATAAGCGGTTTGGAGTACGGAGGGTTAAGCCAAATTCGCCCCCCCCAATTTTGTATAAGACCATTGTCCTGCTTGTTGTACATGATTTTTGCGGTAGGCCAAAGAGGGTGCATGGGAGCACATGGATCAAGGTCAAATTCACCTAATGCTTCAATGATTTCTCGTGGTGTGTACCATTCATCGGAAGCGTTTGCAGATCGTTCAAAAGATGTATTCATGTATTACTTTCATTTAGGATTTTACGAATTTCTATATGATCGCAATTTTCATCAGCCTTTTTCAGAATATAAGCAATCTCTTCTTCCTTCCTCATGTTCTGTGGACGTTTCGTTGCTTCTGCTCTCAATTCAGAAATAATTTTATCTACTTCAGGATTAGGAGTTTCATATAATTTTTTAAGTTCAGCGGCTCTAAGTTTAATAAGTTGCTCTGTCTTTTTGTTTAATTTCATCTTACAACATATTCTGTTATTCGTAAATTGGTAGTTTCATAAAACACATCCACATAGTCTTGCCATGTCTTCCGGTGGTGTGACCGAACAACGGCTGCCGTCCGATGGCTTTCAATACTTCTCTAACCGTTATTTGCTCTTCATTCCATTTGAAAATGAGAACGCCGTAATCTTCAAGTACTCGAAAGCATTCATCAATTCCTTTTTTTATCACCCTTGGCCAATCTTCGGGAAGTTTACCATACTTCTTGGCCAACCAACTATTTTGACCAACCTTTAGAAGATGGGGCGGGTCAAATACCACCAGTTTAAAGGATTTATCCAAAAATGGCATATCGGTAAAGTCAGATACAATATCCGGATGGACTTTCAGGCTTCGACCGTCGCAAAGAGTATGCTCTTCATCTCTGATGTCAGCAAACAAGATCAAAGGATTTTCCTTGTCGAACCAAAACATCCGGCTACCGCAACAGGCATCTAATATGATTTTCGTTTCACTCATTTCTATTTTATAATTCGTCAAACTCTTTTTGTAATTCTTTTATCTTACTATCCAAAGCATACATATAGCACTGAAGGAAATTCTTACCAAAAATTTCTTCCTTTAATGGTACATCATTGTGCATTCTGTTGTATGTAAATATCAATCCACCACCATATTTTATGTTAGAATTTTCAAGTGCCATCTTATGATCTTTGTATTCCTCTATTTTATTGTTGATTTCTATTGCTTTGTTGAATTTATCTTTATCCATATTTCTCCTTTCCATCTATCCTAGCAGCATATACATTGCTATTAGGAATAGATAATAAATTGTTGTTTTACTCATTTCTTTCTTTTTTATTACATATTGCAATCTCCACACATATCCACAAGGGAATCAAATTCTTCTCGTGAGTATTCAAATCCATTGATTACGATTACCTCGTTACCATTTTGGTCAAAATAAACTCCATCATTCATTTCTGTTCGATTTTACGGTTTTCTTTTAATTCTTCTTCACTGATATGTGTATTAGAATGATCGTCAAGATTAGAAATGTATTTGTGTTATTAGGGCCACAATACAAACACATTTTGGTAAAAGGTGAATATACCCTTCCACACTTCGGACAAATCCAACCTTGCTGTCCGAACATTCCATTAAAGTTTACTTCATTCATAATTACTCGGTTATTGGTTTATCAATCGGCATCCAGTGGGTTATATCCTTATCTTCAATCCAACCATTGGAGAGTGCCCACATGCCTTTGTTATATCCTTTATCTCTCCGCAGCCATCCTATGACATAATGCCGGATGGAGTTCTTATCATAAAGAAGAACTTCCTTGTTAGGCTCCGGCAACCGTTCCTTAACACTTATCCAAAGAGATTGCTTCGACTTCCATTCTGCACCTTGAACGAAATTCATCTCTCCAAACTTTGCCAAATCTTTACCGCTCAAAGTTCTGTCAACTGTCCTATGATTAAATAGGATATTTTCACTTGCCGCTTCTTCTACTGTCTGTTTCATTTATTCCCTGTCAAATAAATTAGTTTGAACCAACGTTCCTCTCTCTGTTTTTATCTCCCCAAAACATTCCCGGTGAAAACGTTCTTC